CCCAAGGAGGGACCAGCCGATGCCCCAACCCGCGCTGCGCGACCCGCTCTTCCTCGCGTACTTCGACCTCTGGTGCCGGTATCGAGCGCTCATCGCGCTGCTCGCCACGCACACCGGGCAGCCCGCAGAGCGGATCGAAACCGACGCCAGAGAGATCCGCCACGGTCTCTACCGCCTGGAGCGCCTGGACGAGGCGCTCGAGGCAATGTGGTCTCAACAGCTTTCATAAGCGCCCGTAGAGCAACAAAACTAATTGTATTTGTCACTTCCTACCCCCCTTCTTTATTTCCAATCTGACGACCTTCGCTTGGCACACAACCCACTCGTCGTGATTCATCTTGACTATTTGCTTCAAGGTTGTGTTTTCTCCCACAATCGTGCCATTTACCCAGAGACTTACACCACAGGCTGCACCAAGAATGAACGCGACAAGCCAACCTAGGGGGCTCACAACGCAACCTTAATGGGAAATGTCCAAGCGTAAGATTTCCGCCGCTGCTCACTACGTTGGCCATGCTGTCGCGCACCGATCACGACGCGTCTGTCTTTGCCAAAGCGGCGCTCCTGCACGATTCGGATAAGCCCGACTTCGAGTTGAGCTGCAATCCCCGCGTATGTTGCATCGTTTGGCCGATCACGTGGAAATATGAGAGTGCTCATATTGCACAATCTCCATGTCGACACATGCGGCGCGTGCTCCTAGCACTAGGAGTGCTAGGAGCAATGACCACTCATCCTCGTCAAAGTGGAGGAGGCCCGGTGCGGTAACTTCGTCGCCCCAATGAAACTCGAGCCGGGCGCTCACTCGACGATCACCTTGAGCGCTCTCAGTGTGCGCGAGAGAAAGAGCACAAAGTCTCATTCAGACTAGATCCTCCTCGTCAAGCTCGACCTCCTCGGGCTCCAGCAGGAGGGATTCCGAACAGCGCTCGCAGACCTCTTCGGGCTCGAGGTCGCTCACGAGCATCTCTACGCCTTTCACTTCGCCGGATGCAAGGCACGCCGCGTGCACGAGACCATCCGTCATCTGGTACACTTTCATTTGGGGATCTCCTGGCGATTTAACGCCTTTTGAATGCTCTTTTGCTTGGCGACAATCTTCTTTGCCATGCTGCTGTCCATGCTGTTCTGGGCTACAAGATGTTGGACGAGGAGGGACTTTTCTTGGCCGATTCGGTGGCATCGATCCTCGGCTTGGGTGATGACGCCAGGAACCCAGTCAAGTTCTGCAAATACCACATTTGCTGCGTTCTGGAGATTTATCCCCAGTCCTGCCACCTTTAGAGAGCCAATGAAAAGCTCGCACTTGTCATCAGACCAGAAACGTTTGATCGCCTCCTGTCGATCGCTCATGTTCATTGGGCCATAGACCAGAACGGCGCGGTCGGCAAAGCGATCTCGAATCGCCTCGCCCACGTCGTTATGGTGGACAAAGCATACGACTTTGTCCTTCGCTTCTAGGAGATCATCGAGGTGCTCGTTGACGTAGGGAACCTTCGCGCGTGCGAGAGCATGTCGGATGATGGCAATTTCCTCAAAGAAATATTTCCGGTTAAAGCGCATGTTCTCGATAGCACGCTCGAAGTCATTATCAGTTTCAGAGGTTTCGGTTGTTAGACCTAGGAGATCGCGAAGCTCACGCTCAATATCAGCGTGCTTCTTCCATAGGGCGTTCTCTTTTTCGACAAGAGCGAGAAGCTCACCTTCTGCCGGGAGCTCAATGATCTGACGACGCTTGCGTGGAAGTTCTGTTAAGACCTCTTTCTTGAGGCGCCGAATCATTAGGCCAACACCACGCTCGTTAACAATTTCTTCAACTTCCTTCTCGATGACCTGCACGAGCGTTTCATGCGCGGCGCGTGTGATCTCAAGATCGTGCCCAGTGGTCCCGACATGCTCAACGCCTTGTGTTTCGTTCTCGGGAACATACCCACACTGACATAGATACGTGTTAGTGCTTGAGTGCCCGGTCTTGACCACACGCCTATGAGCCACAAGTTTCGTGGTTTTGAAGTGGGTTCCTTGACGTAGGAACTCTTGCAACTCTGCTAGGTGATATCCATACTTATTACCATAGGGACAGTAGCGTCCGTTGAAGGCTCCCTCAGAAGGCCATTGTCGAGGATCAAGAAAGTGTACGAGTGGGAACAACTCGTATGGGTAGTTACAAATGGGCGTGCCTGTTAACAGAATTTTCTTGCAAGGATGATCGTGAAAACGAAAGAGAGCTTTTGCTCTTTTCGTCGCACGATTCTTGATGTAGTGCGCTTCATCAACTATTAGAACATCCCAGGGCTCTTTGACGAGGGCTCCAGCCCACCTTGTGAGTCCCTCGTAGGAACATATGATTAGGTTGGTAGGCATGTAGAGAGAGGGTGTGCATTGGTCAAGGTCGAATTTTTCCCGTAGGGAAGGGTCCATCCACTTGTCGATCTCGGAGATCCAGTTCAGCCGGAGATTGTTAGGACACACTATCAACACAGAGGCGGGCCGTGTGAGGTTGAGATAGCCAATTACCTGGATTGTCTTGCCAAGACCCATTTCATCGGCTAGTAGCACGCTGGGACGTAGGTACAACTCTGCTATACCTGCGTGCTGGTAGGGGAGATACTCCTCTCCCGCAGGAGCCCAGATGCTGTGCGTGTCAATCATTGCTAGACCGTGGGGGCGACGATCTCGATGTCGAGCTCGATCCGCGCGCGCTCGGTGAGATCGACCTTGTCCTTCTCTGTGAGCTTCCTATAGTTCTCGAAGAAACGCTTCGAGTCCTCATCGGGGAGGCGCAAGTACTCGTTGCAGAACTTGAGGAAGGTCATCTGTGTGGCCACGTTGGTCTCCCGTTTAGTTGTGTGAGAAACGCCACATTTGGCGCGAAGCAAGTAAGTCACCACTAGAGGCACGCCACAAACTACTAATGCGAAAGGTCATGAACCAGGCTCGGAGAGGGCTTGTCGAGCACACAAGCAAATCGACATCCCAAATCCCGCACGTGAGGATGAGGTCAAACTCATCGTTCATGGCTTTTGGAACCTGCTCACATCATTTTGAATGCGCTTTGCTTCGTGATAGATGAGATCTAGCGCTCTAACATATCCTGTGAAACCAGGAAAGTGGGCTTTTGAGAGCCCCATGCTCGTGCCCGACAAACGTTTGATCTGCTCGAGCATACCGACGAGCGCGCGTGCAGGATCTTTCTGTCGTTTGGGCATGCTCTACTCCTCACCCCACAAACGCACAAAATTAATCGCATCGACCCACCCATAATGGGAAATGTAGCGATTGCGTGAGAGAATAGCGATCTGAATTTGATCTACCTTGTGAGCATCCTCGCCGTAAGTCACGCGCAGACCTGTTAGCTGAATCTGGGAGAAGTCCGGTGATGTGAGCTCAACGGTGATCATGGTGTTCCTCCCCTAGTCATCATCGAGATTATCGGGATCGTCGGAGTCACTGAACAGCTCATCAAGAATGGCCTTTTGACCAAGCGTCATCCCCCGAGGCGCGGGACAAGTAGGTTGACATTTTGCAGGGCCATTGGGAATGACCCACCGAGTGCGATGACCGCACGCCGCGCAGGGGACCGAGATGTCAATTTGATACGGACGCTTCAGAATACTGTCATCGACGGGCGCCCTTTTATATGCCATAGAAAGGCGCCATTTATACTCAGATAGCTTACGCTCGAGCCACTGTACTCGAGTGAGATAGTAGGCTATCTCATCGGGCGCCCCCGGTAGGGGAACGCCCCGCGACGGGGTTTCAGCGGGTGAAGGCTTGACCGCGGGAAGGCTCATGTCGTCTCCTCCTGCCCTGACTAGGGCGATCTATAGTCCCTAGCATACTACACGACGTCCAGTTTGTCAAGCGCAAGATGTAGGGGTAGCCGCAGGGGCGACCCCTGCCCCTAGGGGCCCGTATGTAGTATGTGTGTGACAGGTAGGCACTAGGCCCTCGCGCATGCTGCGTGTATGACATCTCCTCGTGCCACCAGCAGATCGTCGAGCTCACTTCCTATCCAAGACTTTTTACAAATACCACAGAGCTTAAAGGGAGAGGCGATCATCTTCTCAACGAGTATCTCAAGCACGCGCGGGCCCTGTACTGGACGATATTTTGACCGCACACAGCGAGTATGTCGTAGTCTCATAAACTCGATGCGCCGCGGGCCATCTATCACAATGCGTGCATTCTCTATGTCAACAGGAGAGTCGCAGATGACGCAATTGTCAAGCCCTCGCTTGATAAGTGATTTGATAGTGACGAGCCGCCTGCTATACTTCATTGCGCCTCCCTCCCTCATAAGGTTGCCGTAAAAGACTTTTGAAAAAGTGAGTGTACCTACCTACCCCCAGGGGCCCCCGGCCCCCCCCCGGAGGTACACTCATTTTTTCACTTGACTTCTATTTCTTTTTTTTTTTTTTTTTTTTTTTTTTTTATAAATATAAAGGAAGCAAGTAGACGGGTAAAAAAGTGAGTGTACATCCCTGGGGGCCCTGCCCCCCGCCCGGCGCGAGGTAGGTACACTCACTTTTTCACTTGACCCACCGGCCTTACACGACCGCCGAAGGCGGCCGCATCAGAAATCTGTTCATGCGTCGCATTGTCTGTTCGATGCAGAACACGCACAGGTTCAATTCTGCTGCCTTGTCAAGATTGAACATGTGCAGCATCACCACCCCTTCGGGAATGGTGCGCTCGCACAGGGAACAAGCCTCTTCACCTGTAGAACGGGTGATGAACTCTCGCTTCGTGTCAGTCATTGTGGGCTCCTGTAGACTTTGAATCTTCTATAAGAGTGATTGTAAGCACTCCCCATCCAGGGTTATCGCGGAGCCACCTTTCTAGGGACACGCCCGTGTGAGGATCGCAAGGGTCCCACACGTAGCCATCCTCGAATGGCATGATGTGGTTGGCCGTCCCACGTTTTGATACTAGGACTGTACCTTTTCCCTGTGGGGGAAGTTCGGTCGGGTTATCCGGAGCCCCGGCTGGTACAGAAGCGAGCGTGAGGGGCAAATTGTATCTCGTGAGAAGTGTCTTTGCGACCCGCCACCACACTTGTTGGAGCGTCTCGTTTTCCCCCGCCTGTTTTGTGAGCGCGCCCCACGACAAAGGTTGCTTAAGCTCCTGTTCGATCAGACACTCAGCGTGCCCGCGCATGTTGACAAGGGACTCGCCAACAAGGGCTCCGATTGTGGCAAGGAAGCACTCGTAGGTACCTTGGCGTTCGACTAGCATGGCTCTACCACTAGCTCTACCACTGGCTCTGGGGCGAACACATTGTTCGTCTTCTCGATCACGACCGGGCCGTAACACTTTGAGCGGCGTCCGAGATGCCACTCATCAGCCTCTAGCCATGTCTTCACGTATTCGTATGCCTGAAAGCCACAGACCCACCCGGATGTCCAACCACAGTCATCATGGGAGCACCGCGCTCGAAAATCTGCGTCCATTAGACATACCTCCACCCCCGGAGGGCTTCCGCCCCCCGAGGGCAATGGGCCGTTCACTACAAGTTAGGCAGTAGCGAGAAGTTCGCCGTTCTTCTCGGTCGCCTTGCCCTCGGCCAGCAACCTCTTGCGGGCCGCGATGTAGGCTCCCTGGGGTTTGCAATCCTCATCGGCTGCCAGGGCGAAAGCGTTATTGACCGCCCTGATCAGTTTGGGGAGAGGCTGGAGCATGATGTCGCGACGCTCCCCGTCGCGCACAATGAAGGTGGACTCCGCGGCTACGGACTCGCGCGCTGCGGCCCGCGCCTTCAGGTCGGCCATGTTCAGGGCCAACCCGTACACGAGCTCGGAGTCCCTCTCCGACAGGGCCGCCACGTATGACTTGAAGCTACCGGAGTCCTTGCAGAACACGAAGGTGGTCTTTACCTTCTGATCCCGGTCCTTTACCTCAATCTCGAAGGTGGCGTTCAGCCCGCTAGTTTGAAGTACTTTGCGATCCGCCATGTCAAAGCCTTTCTCCAGGTCGGTTATCTCTTTTGGGTGTCGGCCATCCCATTCCGTCGGCTTTCTGCCCCCCTTTCGCCTTGATGACTTGCAAGCGCCCTGCCAGTCGTATAGCAGGAAAATATGCTTTGTTATCGCATACTTACAACTCGCTGATCCTGGCACAATTTTTGCTTGCCTGGCATCCTGCCCGAGCCCCATTTCGGGCATTATGCCCTAGGCGAAATACGTCAATGATTCCAAATATTTAGAAGGCACCGCGCATGGGCATTTCGCCCGACCGATCTGGCACGCCCCTTGCATTTGCAAATTGCGCGCCGCGCTTGTGAAAGGATGCTCATATGCACAGCAAATGTCGTGCCAGCACGGCGCGTGCCAACCGCAACCCCTAGTATGACAATTTTTGTCGCCACTATAAATTGTACCCCCGGCAGGGGGTTTTTGTCTCGACTTGGCATGAAAATTGCCGTCCACCTCACGCAGAAAATCGGATTTTTCCCTTTTCAGACTTTCTGTCGGCGCAAGCGCCGCGCCCTGCGGGCGCGCCCCCTAAGTACGCATGGTATAAAGCAAAAATAACTCTTGACTCGCGCGCGCCCCCTGTGCTATCATTATGACTATGAAGCCGGGCGTGCACCTTCAAGTTTTGCAACTTGCGCGGCGCGGAACTTCGCTCCTGGAGATCGCCACCGTGACAGGCATTCCTGTTGCCGCCCTCGCGGTAATTCTCAAATCGCCACTTGCAGCAGCGGAGCTTGTCCGTGCCTCTTGAGCCCCTCTACTCGTTAGATGTTGCAGTGGAGCTCATTCCCTGTTCGAAGATTGTTCTCGAACACATTCTCTCGCGACGCGCCTCTGAGTTTGACCCACCACTCTGGCACACAATGTATCATGAAGCAACTGGTAAAGGAAACCCCGCGTGCCGGATGCTGCGTGAGTCTGAGTGCCTAAAGATTCGGGGGATAATCCTCAAATCCGGAGGGCCTCGTCGTACGGGACTCAAACGCGATCGTCACCTCCTAACTGGAATAGGTAGGTTCCTTGAGGTGGATTTTGCCGGATAATCTCCCTATGGCTTTGTCTGTTGAGAAGGTGCGTCACGAAATGCTCCGGGGCATTCTTGTTCCCCGAGAACTCGTGAACGAGGCACTAAAGACCACAGCATCAAAGCTGCACGCGCGCGAGACTAAGTTCTTCAGTTTCAGGGGGCGAGTTACTGACAAGCGTGATGTAGATGACCATGCTGTTCAGCTTCAAGCGGCTGACCAGATATTCTCTCTCGCCGGTCTGTATAGCCGTGAACGTGAGAGCTTGCGAAGCACGCCCGGTGTGGCCCTTGAGGTTGACCCGAGCACGGGTGTTATTCGCATTGTTGTCGGCGTGGTGGAGACACAGGGCGCCCTTCCCGTCGGGCCTTCACCTGCTGAAGAATGTGTCGAGGCGCTCGCCCTCAGTCGGGTGGCGATCGAGGATGAGTTATTCTCGGACGACGAATGACCACACGTGACCACTTCCGACTACGTTCCTATCAGCGCGCGCCTCTCGTGGCACGCCGCGCGGGCTGTAAACGTTTTGTGAGTGTGTGGCACCGCCGAGCTGGTAAGGATCGTACGTGGCTTGCCATTACCCTCACCGAAATGCTAGAACGCGTGGGTGTCTATTTCCACGTCTTCCCTTCTCTCAACCAGGGCCGACGTGACCTCTGGGACAATATCGTCCACGAGAATACTAACGGTATTGAGCGCCCCGTTCCGATGCTCTCTATGTTCCCGCCTGAACTCGTTCATAGTCGTAACGAAACAGAGATGCAAATCCGTTTGATAAACGGATCTGTGTGGCAAATCATGGGTGCTGATAGCACTGAGGCAATCGAGCGCTTGCGCGGCCCCAACCCCATCGGGATCGTCTTTAGTGAATACTCTTTCATGCTCTCCGAGGCATGGGACACACTTTCTCCAGTTCTCGCGGAGAACGGTGGGTGGGCAGCTTTCGTTTACACACCTAAAGACGAAGGTCACGGCTTCAAACTTTATAACTATGCAAAAGAGTCTCCAGAGTGGTTCGCGCAACTCCTCACAATAGATGACACGCGCCGTGACGCAGTAGGCGAGTCTGGTGGCCCTGTGATCTCTCGAGAGGAGATCGAGGAGCTTCGCAAACAGGGTCAGCGCGAAGAGAATATCCAACGTGAATACTACTGTTCCTTCAAGGGCTTCCTCCACGGTACGATCTACGGTGATCTCGTCGCTCTTGCGCGCCTCGACAATCGCATCACGCGTGTGCCTTACACTGTTAACCTTCCTGTGGGCACTTGTTGGGATATCGGCGTCACAGACGCAACTGCTATGTGGTTCTACCAACGCCTAGGGCAGCAAATTCTGTTCATTGACTATCATGAAGATAATCAGAAAGGTGCCCAACACTACGCACGTGTGCTACGTGAGCACAAACCCTACATGTATGGGAGATTGATTCTCCCACACGATGCTCGTTGGTCTGCTGAAGATTTGTTTAGTTCTCTCGGTTTTCGCGGCGTGGGTGTTGCTCGCAAGATCCCTGTGCAGGCTGGCATTGATAGCACACGCCAGATATTCTCACGTTTCGTCTTTGACGAAATCAAATGCGCTCGGGGCATTACTTGTTTAGAGAGATATGCTCGAGAATGGGACGAGACGTTAAAAACGTTTCGTGTTCAACCTCGCCATGACGAGTATTCTCACGGTGCTGATGCTCTCCGAACAGGTGTTGTTGGTGGCTTTGACCCCCTTGAATTCTACGCAGGTCAGGGTGGCGAGTTAAAGGTGGAAACAGAATTCGACCCGCGAACCGTAGGAGGCATACATGGCCGGCTTGTTTAGTTCGCCAAAAATGCCCTCGCCACCTCCTCCTCCACCGCCACCTCCCAAAGAGGAAGACCGTGCAGTTCAAGAGGCCGCCGCGGAAGCGGCGCGGCGTCGAAAGTCTGCACGTGGCTTCCGCTCTACTATTTTGAGTACGCAGCTTCTCTCCCAAGCGAATCCTGCGCTTCGAGATACGATGGGTTCTTGACATGGCCGTGAATGGTCCAGAGATTGTGAAGCGTTACCAACGCCTGAAAAGCGAGCGTTCTACTTTTGACGCTCGTTGGGAAACAATGGCACCATTCATTGCCCCTTCACGTGTGGGTATCACTACACAATGGTCTCCTGGCTCCAAACAGACAACAGGTGTGTACGATAGTACAACCATGATGGCCGCCGAAACAATGGCAATGTTCATTGCCGGTCATATCATCAATCCCTCACAACGTTGGTTTGGATATACACTTCGTGACCCCGAGATCGGCACCTCTGATGAAGTCAGAGAATGGCTCGAAGAGTGTCGCGATCGCACTCTCAAACGCCTCTCGGCGTCACTATTCTACGCTGAGGGCCCAGAATCCCTAATTGACTACGGAGGGTTTGGAACAGGCTTTCTCTTGACTGAGGAAGCGCCCCAACCCGTGAACCGTGTCATGCGGGGGTTCCGGGGATTTTATTTCCACGCTGAAAAAACAGGGCGTTTTGTGATCGCAGAGGGACCTGATGGTCTTGTAGATACAGCATTCAGAGAGTTCTCCCTCACAGCACGTGTTGCATATGATCAGTGGCGCGATCGTACGCCTGAGGCGTTACGTGAGGCAGTCAAAACACAACCGGATAAGCGTTACACGTTTATCCATGCAATCTACCCTCGACCCGTGTCTGAGCAAGGCGCGGGCTCGCAGGGCATGCCTTGGGCCTCTTGTTGGATTGAACTAGAATCAAAGATCGTAGTTCACGAAAGTGGTTATGTCACTTTTCCCGCGGCGGTCCCTCGTTATCACAAGACCCCAGGTGAAGTATATGGTCGAGGAAGGGGCGATCTCGCCTTTCCTGATACTTGGACACTTAACACCGCCAAAAAGATGGGGCTCGAGGACTGGGCCCTGAAGATTAGGCCACCTGTTCTTGTTCGAAGCGATAGCGTGATCGGAACGTTGAAATTGACACCAGGCGGGCCTACAGTCATGAACACACACGGCCTTCCTATACGCGATACGATTATGCCCTTTGAGACTGGCTCGCGCCCCGAGGTTTCGCATCTTAATGAAGAGGAGCTCCGACGTTCCATACGTGAAATTTTCTACGTAGATGCGATCCGTCAGCTCCTTCAAGTTGAAAAGAGTGAGATGACGGCTTTTGAGTTCGCCAAGAAGATTGAACTCTTGTTTAGATTGCTTGGTCCCGTGTATGGTCGTTTGGAGTGGGAGTACCTCCATCGAGTAATCGACATTACCTTTGACGTCCAGATACAGGCCGGGGCTTTTAGTCCCCCACCCGATGAGATATATCAAACGGACGGACAGATCGATGTGATCTTCCAAAATCCCATTGCCAAGGCACAGCGCGCTGGTGATGTTGAGGCGCTCACAATGGCAATTGCAGATCTCGCACCGCTAGCGCAACTTTTTCCCCAGACCTTGGATCGCCTCGACCCCGACAAAGCGGCGGATGGCGTCCTCGACATTCGCGGTGTGCCCGCGAAGTGGCAACGCAATGATCGTGAGATCATCGC